GTAACTTCCACGCATGCTTTAGTAAGGGAGTTTACTACTTCCCTTCTCGATAAAGTTTATATAGATCTCGACTCAGAATATGAGTGGAATAAACTTATCGATATTTATAATCTTGCCGAGTTTGAGCCTCTAAAAGCTCGAATCGGTAATGTTTTCCTTTTGGTCTCAACTGGTATGATTTGGGATTATGGTGAATATTCACTTAATCCCGATGTGATAATTAGTTATCACCATACCGACCGAAATCAAAAGGTCAACATTGACAAGATTGTAAAGATTCCCTTGTGGTTTTCTTCAATCCCGAAGATATTTACTCCTTCGGAGATTGCTCGTATTCCTTCTCGTCTGGTAGCAAGCCAAACAGGAGGATTTAAAACGAGAGTGGTTACTACTAACCCCTGGGAGGTCGGCATACTTATGAAATATACTAAGTTTGCCGTCCGCCATATGATGTCACATCTCCGACCAATTAGAGATGGACACAAGGTCTCTCCTTTGTGGGCTTGGTGTTCTTTTGTAAATAAGAACACCAATTTAGACCTTTACGAGTCCTTTTATTCAAGTGACTTACGTAATGCTACTGACTATATTCCTTGTGAATTAGTCAAGCTAATCTGGACTTCATTCCTAAATCAGTTTAGGGGGAAGTTCGGACTTCATCCTATGTTAAGTTTTATAAATTTAACATGGATGAAACGGTATATACTTGTTGACAATTCTCTCCTAAAGTTAGCGAGAGAATTTTCATATACGATCCCCAACTCTTTTAATCAAGAGCGGGGATCCCTCATGGGTGATCCTATGAGTTTTATGACCCTTAATTTAATTAATTATATGGTTCATAAAGAATGTAATCGTACTAATGCTGAACGATTAAGTGTAGATCCAAATCTACTCTATACTCCCTCCTTAATTTTAGGTGATGATTATTTATCACTCTTAGTTAAGGAGGAAGATTCACTCCATCTAGATGCGCTTTATCAATCACTTGGTTTAGTGTTGTCTAAAAAGCATGGAGTATCACCACATTATGGGATATTCGCAGAGACTATGTGCTTACGCAACAAGTCTAAGGTAGTCTTTTTAGATTGCCTTAAACTGCGTCTTCTAAATTCTATACCTGCC